CGGTTGCCTCCACGGTGCCTCCCGGCCCCTCGGTCATGGTGATCCCGCAAGTGTTCGCAAAAACCACAAGGAGGTTCACATGGCGCTAAGACACCTTTCCCAGATCGAGCTGGCGGCTCGCTGGAACATTTCTCATCGCACGCTGGAGCGTTGGCGGTGGACGGGCGAAGGCCCGAAATTCATCAAACTGGGTGGCCGGGTCATTTACCGGCTCGAAGACGTCGAGGCTTTCGAGGTCGAGCAGATCCGCGGCTCGGACCACGAGCCCCACCGCCCGATGTCGGCGTAAGGGGGAACAACATGACAATTTCTAACCATATCACACTGGCCGATATCCACCGCATGCCGGTTGGCCAGATCGCGGCACTGCCCTCTGATCAGCTGGCATTGCTGAGGGAGGCGGCTGATCAGCAGCTCACCCAGGCCAAGACAGTCTCGGATTGGCTCGATGGTGCCATCTCCCTGAAATATGCCGAGCGCGCTGCCGAATGCCGTCATGAGGCAGGCAAGGACACCGGCACGATCCGCTTTGAAGATGGTGGCGTCACAGTGATTTCGGACCTGACCAAACGGATCGATTGGGATCAGTCGCAACTCGCTCAGATCGCAGAAAACATTGCCTCGGCTGGCGAAGATCCAGCCGAGTTCATCGACACCACGTTGAAGGTGTCCGAGCGCAAATATACGGCATTGCCAGAAAGCTGGCGCAAGGGTTTTGAGCCTGCGCGCACGGTCCGAACCGGCAAGCCCAAGTTCCGCTTGGTGCTGGGCGAGGAGGTGCGCTGATGGCTATTTCTCTTGCATCCCTGCGCACCACATCGGTGCTCCAGCCGCCGCGTATCCTGATCCACGGCGTGGCCGGGGTGGGCAAATCCACCTTTGCCGCTGACGCGCGCGCGCCTGTGTTCATCATGACCGAGGACGGCCTCGGCAAATTGCAGGTCCCGCATTTTCCGTTGGCGACCAGCTATGCCGAAGTCGCGGAAGCGCTCGACGCCTTGCTGGAGGAAGATCACGGCTATGGGACCGTCGCCGTTGACAGCGTCGACTGGCTGGAGCCGCTGATCTGGGCTGAAGCGTGCAAACGCAACGGCTGGCAGTCGATCGAAACCCCGGGCTTCGGCAAGGGCTACGCCGAGGCTCTGACCATATGGCGTGAATATCTCGACAAGCTGAACGCGCTGCGCGACCGAAAGGGCATGGTGGTCATCCAGATTGCCCATAACGACATCAAGCGCTTCGACAGCCCCGAGCACGAGCCCTACGACCGCTATGTGATCAAGCTGCAGACCCGCGCCTCGGCACTGCTGCAGGAGCACTCGGACGTGGTGCTCTTCGCGAACTACCAGATCTCGGTCGCCAAATCCGATGTCGGTTTCAACAAGAAGGTGACCCGGGCGCTCGGGTCCGGTGCGCGGGTCATGCACACCGAAGAGCGTCCCGCCTTCCTCGCCAAAAACCGTTACGGTCTGCCGGACACCCTGCCGCTTGAGTGGTCAGAGTTCCTCGCAGCCATGCCCCAATCCCAATGATTGCCTTGAAAGGATACGACCATGGCACGTTTTGATACGTCCTTTGACGCCACCAGCGTTGAACCCACCACCGCTTACGAGCTGCTGCCCGCAGGTAAATACCGCGCTCAGATCGTCGAGAGCGAAATGCGCGTGACCCGCAACGGCATGGGCCAGTTCCTCTGGCTGATGCTGGATATTCTGGACGGCCAGCATAAAGGCCGGAAGATCTTTGATCAGCTGAACCTGGTGAACCCGAACCCAACCACGGTCGAGATCGCACAGCGGACGCTGTCGGCAATCTGCCATGCGACGGGCCGGATGCATGTCAGCGACAGCGAGGAGCTGCACCTGATCCCGATGACGATCCAGGTGAAGATCAAGCCGCCGAAGAACGGCTACGGCGAGAGCAACGCCATCGCCTATCTGCCGCCCGAAGGTGGGGGTGCCGCTGCCGCAAAGCCTGCTGCAACCCCGCCAACACAGCCCACAACTCAAGCCGCTTCTGCCCCGCCAAAGATGGCCTCTGCGCCCTGGAACAAGAAGGGCTGATCAATCGCGCTGCCCCGCATCCCTGACTGAGGGGGCAGCGCCTAAACCCATCTGAGGATATTCCCATGACTGACCTGCAAAACGCAGCCCCTGTGGCTGTGATCAGCCCCGGCTTGCCTGAAGACCAGCGCCGGTTGATCGAACTCGACGACGATATCGCCAAGATCCGCACACAGATCGCAACCGCAGATCTCGCACGCCAGCGGGGCCAAAAACCCATCGACCCTGACTGGTTCCACCGGGCAAGGACCGCGCTGCGCCATCTTTGCCGCGAACGGGCGGAACTGCTCGCGAAAGGCACTGGCCGTCGTCGCCGCGAAAAGCTGAAGGATGCGCTGATTGGCGTTTTGCGTGACCGGCATGACCCGGAGACCTGGAGCGGCATTCTGGCCGAGGCCCAAGCCCGTAGCGAACGGGAGGGCTTGTGATGGCCGATCTTCCCGCACCGCCCACGCCGACATTGACGGCGATATACGCCGATTACGAGGCCCGCCAGGGCGATGGTTTCCGTGATCACCTCGGCGCATCAATCATCGGTAAATCCTGCGCACGCGCGCTCTGGTACGATTTCCGCTGGATCACGCCGGCACGCCACTCCGGCCGCCTGCTGCGCCTCTTCGAGACGGGTCAGCTGGAAGAGGACCGTATGGTGCGCAATCTGCGCGCCACTGGGGCCACTGTTTTGGAACTGGATCCGGAAACAGGACGGCAAATCCGCGTGGAGGCCCATGGCGGTCATTTCGGCGGCTCGCTCGATGGCGTCGCACTCGGTCTGCTTGAGGCGCCGAAAACCTGGCATGTGCTGGAATTCAAAACGCACGGCGTAAGGAGTTTTGCGGATTTGACCGCGAAAGGCGTGGTGCTGTCAAAGCCGCAGCATGCCGCGCAGATGCAGATCTACATGCACCTGACCGGTATCACCCGCGCGCTCTACATGGCGGTCTGTAAGAACACCGACGCGTTGTATATCGAACGGGTTGAGGCCGATCCTGCCGTGGCGCGACGCCTGCTTCAAAAGGCTGGCCGGGTTATCTTCGCCCAGCACCCGCCTGCACGGATCAGCGAAGATCCGGCTTGGTTTGAATGCCGTTTTTGCGATCACCATGCGGCCTGCCATGAGGGTGGTGGGGCCGCGGTGACCTGCCGTTCCTGTCTGCATTCCACCGCTGTCGATGGCGGATGGCACTGCGCACGCCACGACCAAATGCTGACGCCGGCTGAGCAGCGGGCCGCCTGCGGCAAACATCTCTTCATTCCCGATCTCGTGCCGGGTGAGTTCATCGATGCGGGAGACGACATCGTCACCTACCGCATGAATGATGGCGCTTCCTGGTCAAATGACGCCCGCAATACGGAGGCCGCACCATGCTGACCCTGCGCCCATACCAAGAGGCTGCGATCTCTTCGATCTACGGCTATTTCCAGAATAACAAGGGTAACCCTCTGGTGGTGATCCCGACAGCTGGCGGCAAGTCGCTCGTCATGGCGTCCTTCATCGAAGGCGTGCTGAAGGCTTGGCCGGATCAGCGCATCCTGATCGTGACCCATGTGCGCGAATTGATCGCCCAAAACCATGCTGAGATGATCGGGCTTTGGCCTGAGGCACCTGCCGGTATCTATTCGGCGGGTCTGGGCAAGCGCGAGGCGCAGGCCCGTGTTTTGTTTGCAGGCATCCAATCAATCCATCGCCGCGCCCATGAAATCGGCCATACTGATCTTGTGCTGATTGATGAGGCCCATCTGATCCCGGGCAATTCCAGCACGATGTACAGGCGCTTTCTGGGCGCGCTGCAGGTGATCAACCCCGCACTGAAGGTTATTGGCCTCACAGCCACACCGTTCCGGACGGGCAGCGGCATGCTGCATGAGGGCAAGGACGCACTCTTCACAGACATTGCCTATGAGGCTCCGGTCCGCGATCTCATTGACGCGGGATACTTGAGCCCACTGATCTCGAAACAACCGGCCACGCGGTTGGACGTCTCTAAGGTCGGCACCCGTGCGGGAGACTTCATTGCGCGCGATCTGGCCGCTGCCGTCGACCAGGACGCCATCACCCGCGCGGCCGTCGCCGAGATCATCGAGCACGGCCGTGACCGGAAGTCGTGGCTGGCCTTCTGTTCAGGTGTGGATCACGCCCGCCATGTGGCCGAGGAATTCGGCCGCCAGGGGATCACATGCCGCACAATCTTCGGGGATACGCCGAAGGAGGAGCGGGACGCGATCATCGCCGCTTTCAAGCGCGGTGAGATCCGCGCGCTGGCTTCGATGGGCGTGCTGACCACCGGGTTCAATGCGCCCGCCGTCGATCTGATCGCGCTCTTGCGCCCGACCAAGTCTGCCGGCCTCTATGTGCAGATGGTGGGCCGCGGCACGCGCCTCGCGCCGGGCAAGGAAAACTGCCTGGTGCTCGACTTTGCGGGCAATGTCCGCCGCCACGGACCGATCGATCTGGTTCGCCCCAAACGCCCGGGCGATGGCGGGGGTGGCGAGGCACCGACAAAGGTCTGCCCGGAATGCGACAGCATCATCGCGCTCTCGGCGCTGGAATGCCCGGACTGCGGCTATGTCTTCCCTGCACGTGAAGTGAAAATCGCCCCCACAGCGGGCACGCTCCCGGTTTTGTCTCCGAAGGTTCAATGGCTGTCAGTCCATGGCGTCTCGTACAGCCGGCACGACAAGCGCGGCGGGCGTCCCTCAATGAAGGTCACCTATAGCTGCGGGCTGAAGTCTTACAACGAATGGGTCTGTATCGAGCATCAGGGGTATGCGCGCC